CCAAGTAATGCAGACTTTGGAAATGTTGTAGTTAAAACTTTAGATAGTTTTTATGCATCAGGTTCAAGTCGAGACATAACAGACTTTGTAGATACATCAGAAGGAGAATCAAACTTTAGTGTACCTTTTAACGATGTTGAATTTAAGTTCTCAGACCCAGAAACATTTGGCGCTTTCTTTTTTGAGAAAATAAATAACAGACAATTAGGAAGTGTGAAAGCTAGGGATGCCAACAATAGCGGTCGTGATCCAAGACTGAACAGAGGACAAGACTACAGAATTGAACTGCCATTTGAAAAAATGTTTTTTGAAAAACTTAAAAATGGTGCAGATCAATCTGACACTACAATCGGATTCGGATATTTTGTAGACGATAATCAAGACCCAGTAGTGAACAATCCCCTTATGTTTTTTAGAGCAAGCACAAGCGGTACAACAATACAGATGCAAGACGGAACTAGCGTAGGTAGTCCAGCATCACTTACAACATTCAATAGAGCATCAAATTTTAGAGTTGGTACTCAAAGCGTAGAAATATCAATAAGCGCAAGTGAATCTGGTGCAGTAAGTTTTACGTTTGTAGAACCTGATACGTTTGTAACTACATCTACATCTGTTAGTCCTGGTGCGACATCTACGTTGAATCCTATTGTAACAGGTAGTTTACTTAGAACATCGGCAGTCGCAAGTGAATCTAACGTAACAACAACCTTTACTACACTCACAACAGGACAAACACTAAACTTTGGTAATGAGGTCGACCCATTCGTACCAACAATAGAAAACAATACATTATTCGAAAGCTTTTATAAAAAATATATTAGAGATGTCTTTAGTTACAACAGAAGACTTGTAAAAGTAAATGCAATATTGCCACAAAAGTTTTTGCTTAGATATAAACTGAGTGATACAATTGTAGTAAACAATACAGAATTTTACATAAACAAAATAAGCACAAACTTACAAACAGGTAAAAGTACATTAGAGTTATTAACAAAAATAAATACAATATCATAATGTTGCAGGGAATATTACAATTATTAGAAATGGCAAATGGAGAAACAGAGAATATTCGTATTGCACAAGGTAAATACAAACTACCTGAGACTTTTAGTGAGGGTTTTAAACAAATTAAAAATGAGATAAAATGGCTGAAAAAATAATAATAGACTTAGAAGCTAAAACTGATGCAGCAGTAAATGAAATAAAAGAACTAAAAAAACAAATAGAGGTTCTTAATAAAGAAGTTGAAGAAGGAAACAAACAAACAAAAGATGGACTTGCAGATGTCGAAAAGGCATCACAAAAAACAGCAAAAGGTGTAAAGGGTATCGCAGTAGGATTGGGTGCATTGGGTGTTGGAATAATAGTAGCTGGATTCAAAAAACTAGTAGAAGTATTTAACCAGAATCAAGTAGCTATCGATTTATTTAACACAGCTTTTGAAGTAATGTCAATTGCATTTAACGACATAGTAAAATTATTTTCAAACAATATAAATTTGATTACAGACTTTTTTAAATCGCTTTTTGAAAATCCTTTAGAAACAATGACAAATTTCAAAGATGCGCTTGTAGATGGAGTTATAAATAGATTCAATGAGTTAGTAGAGACTTTAGGCTTTGTAGCAAAAGGAATAGGTGATTTATTTACAGGTAACTTCAAAGATGCAGTAGAAAATTTTAAAGAAGCAGGAAGACAATCAGTTGATGTAATTACAGGTCAAGACGAAAGTTTTGAACAGGTAACGGAGACTGTAAAAAATTACACAACAGAAACTATAAAAAATGCACAAGAAATAGTTAAAGCAAACAAAGAAGCAGCTAAGGCAGAGGCAATAAACAGAGGTTTAATTGAATCTTTTGACATACAAGCAGAAAAACTTAGACAGACCAGAGACGAAGAAAGAAATACAATTGCAGACAGAATACAAGCAAACAATGATTTAAAAGCAGTATTAGAAGAACAAGCAGAAACAATGAAAGCAAATGCACAGGCAGTCGTTGATGCAGCTCAAATACAGTTTGATAAAAACGATTCAGATGCAAACGCAATTGCACTTCAAGAAGCGAAGAATGAACTTATGGCAGTCGAAGCACAAGTAACAGGTTTTATGTCTGAACAAAAAATGAACGACTTAGCACTTGAAAGAGAAAGACTTGAACTTGAACAATCTAATATAGATGCAACTGTAGAAAGGCAAAAACTCGAAAGAGACTTTACTGCTGAACAGATAGAAGACGATGTTTTACGTTTAGAGCAACAAAAGAAAAATATTGAAATTGAAAAACAACAAGAAGAAGAAAGGTTAAAAAACAAACGAGACAGTTTCACAGAAGGTACACAGGCGTTTCAAGATGCAGAAAATGAAAGGTTGGCTTTTGTACAAGAAGCAGACCAAAGATTTTTAGAATTAGACAAAGAACTTTCTGACGCCAAAATAAAAGTACAAGAAAAAGAAAATGCAGATAAAAAGAAACTTGCAGAAGAAAATGCCAATAATGTTACAAATGCACTTGGACAAGTAGCAGGTATAGTAGGTGCTAATTCAAAATTTGGTAAAGGTATTGCAGTTGTAAGCGCAATCAGAGACACTTACGCAGGTGCAAATAAAGCATTAGCACAAGGAGGTATTTTTGGTATTATACAGGCAGTAGCAATAATCGCAGCAGGTCTTGCAAACGTCAAAAACATAACAGCAACAGAAGACCCACCAACGCCAAGTTTTGCTAGTGGAGGAGGAGTTGGTAGTTCAGGCGTATCGATACCTACACCACAAGCACCAGCATTTAATATTATAGGAAGCGACCCACAAAATCAATTAGCACAAACCTTAGCAGAAACTACTGGTAAACCTGTAAAAGCATTTGTAGTTGCAGGTGATGTATCTACAGCACAAAGTTTAGACAGAAACATAATTCAAGAAAGCGCACTTGGATAAACAAAATGATAAAATAAAAACGATATATAATTATGAAGATAGTCGAATTAATTTTAGGAGACGATGAAGATTTGGCAGGAATTGAAGCCATAAGCATCGTAGAAAATCCTGCAATTGAAGAAGATTTTGTCGCACTTAAAAACGAACAAGTCATACAACTTGCAGAAGTTGACAAAGAAAAGAAAATATTACTAGGTGCATTATTGATACCAAACAAACCTATATTTAGAAAAAGTGGAGACGAAGAATACTACATTTATTTTTCAAGAGATACTGTAAGAAAAGCATCACAGATATATTTACAAAAAGGTAATCAAAACAACTCTACATTAGAACACAAACATACATTGAAAGGTTTATCACTTGTTGAATCTTGGATAGTAGAAGACCCCAAAAAAGACAAGATAGCTTTGTATGGTTTGGACTATCCTGTAGGAACTTGGGTCGGTGCAGTAAAAGTAAACAACGATCAAGTCTGGGATGAGTATGTAAAAACAGGCAAAGTCAAAGGTTTTAGTATTGAAGGTTATTTTGCAGACAAAGCCGATAGACCTAAAGACCAAACAATAAACGACCTTGCAGAAATAGAAGAAGAAGAAGCACAAGAACTTTTATCACAAGTCAAGGGTATTATAAGAAACGATAAACGATATAAAAAAGGTAACAGACTAATATTTGAAAGTTTTAGTGACTATCCAGATGCAGTAAAGAACAATGCAAAAAAAGGTATTGATCTGAACAAAAAAGTAAACAATCGTTGTGCAACAGACGTAGGAAAAATAAGAGCGCAACAATTAGCACAAGGTAAACCGATCTCAGAGCAAACTGTTTCAAGGATGTATTCGTTTTTATCACGAGCAGAAGAATACTATAAACCAGAAGACAAAGAAGCTTGTGGAACGATTTCATATTTATTATGGGGAGGTCTAGCTGGTAAAAGATATGCAGAAAGAAAACTTAAAGAACTTGGCAAACTAGAATTATATAGTGAAAAAGTAAATGATGACTTTGCAATTATAATGGATAGATTGGCTTATGCATCAAAAGAGATGGCAGAAAAAATTGCAAAAGATATTGGTTGTGACGGAATACACGAACACGAATATATGAACCAAACCTGGTATATGCCTTGTGAACAGCACGCACTAAGCGAAGAAGAATTTAAAAAATATAAATGTCCTAAAGGTTATAGAAAAGACTACCAAAAACATAAGTGTGTAAAAATGGCAGAGATAGGAGAAAGAGGAGGAATTAGAAGAAGTCCAAAAGCACCTAAGTCAGATACACCAAATCCAAATCCAAAAGGTCAAGGAACTGCAAAAGGTGATGCAAGTACAAGTAGAGGTGCAAAGGTAAGTAAGCGAGATGAAGCAGCACTACAAAAAAAATCAGATGACTTCAATGAAAGGTACAAAAAGAAACTAGGATATGGTGTAACTATTGGACAATTAAAAGCAGTATTTCAAAGAGGTTTAGGTGCATTTAACGTATCTCATAGTCCAAGAATACAATCGCCTACAGCTTGGGCGCAGGCACGAGTGAATGCCTATTTATATTTAGTAAGAAACGGAAGACCACAGAATCCAAAATACACAGGTGACTATGATCTTCTACCAAAAGGACATCCAAAAAGTAATAAAAAATAAAAAGATATGAATTTACATAAATTTAGAGAGTATGTTAAAAAACAAAAATTAGGGCGTAGTGTTGAAACAGCAAGGGGTTTGATTTTACAAGTTAAACAAGGTATTGTGGGCAGGGATGCAGAAACAGGTTTTGACAATATAATAAAAGCAGAACAATTATACAAAAAAGCAATAGCAGATGTTAAAGATAAATTAAGAGTAATGGAAAAATTATCAAGAAGCGTTGATAAAGAAGTTCAGGAAGAAGGTGTGAATAGAAATAATTTTCAAATAGGTGAAGATTTGGATGAAGCAATTAGAAATTTAAAACAATTACAAAAAGATTTCAACAAAAATCTTAATAAAATAAAAAATATAAGTTTTAGATAATAAAAATTTTTCAATGATAAACAAAAACTACATACCAAGCTATTCAAGTCCAAAAGGTGGGCGTAGGGCGTGTTTATGCAAAGATGAACTAACTTATAAAATAGAATGCTGTACAGGTGAATTACACGCACAAGGCATAGGAAACATTACTAGAATTACATAAAAAAAAAGATATGAATACAAAAATATTTAAAGAGTTTTTATCAAAAAGAAAAAAAATTCAATTAGCAAGAAAACCACAATCAATTTTGTCAGAAGCAAACAAACTTGATAACAAAATAAGATCATCAGCAAATAAAATTGAAAAAATTTTTTTAAACTACAAACAAGCACAAAAAGAATGGGTTAATTTGCTGACAGATGTTTCTTCTGATTTAGATTCATTAGAAGATGATTTAGTAAAGATATTAGATAAAGCACAAGAAATTGGTGTTGATGGAAGGCAAATAGACGGATATTCAAAAGCTGCCGATTTAGTAACAAATTTGCAAAGAATTGCAAGGAACAGTAAAAGTTTGTACCCAAAAGTTTAAATTATAAACAAGAATAACCTAAAAATGCAAAATTAATTTTAAAATCCGATATATTATTATGAAAGCTACAGAAATGTTAAATCAAGTAAAAAATCTATTAGGAGTAGAGCTGACTGACGTACAGTTGGCGGAACTCAAACTACAAAACGGAACAGTATTAGAAGCTGAAAGTTTTGAATCAGGTAAAGAAGTTTTTATTAAAACTGAGGACGAAAATGTTGCACTTCCAGTTGGTGAATACGAACTTGAAGACAATAAAATCTTAGTCGTAGAAGAAGAAGGTGTTATTAAAGAAATTAAAAACGCTGAACACGAGGAGGACGAAGACAAAGATAAAGAGAAAGAAGATATGAGATATGTAACAAGGGAAGAGTTTAGAAAAGAAATGGACGAGCTTAAAGAACATATCAACAAAATGATGGATCACAAAGACAAAGAGAAAGAAAAAATGTCAAGTGAAGAAGTCTCTTTAGCAGTAACAGAAGTTTTAAATGAAGAAGCACAGTTAAAAGAAGAATTATCAAAACCAGCTTCTGCACCAATAAAACACAATCCTGAGGAAGAAAAAACTGTTAGCAGATTTAAGTTTGCACAGAACAGGAATAAATCTACTCTGGACAGAGTATTGGAAACTATAAGTAATAAATAAATTAATAAAATAAATAATTATGGCAGTATTAACTCACGTTAGTGACGATGTAATGAGAATTTTCGATGATTATGAATTAGTATCATCATCAAGCGCACTAAGTCTTGCAGATTCTGGAAAAGTATTTAAAATTTCTGGAACTGGATACACAGTAACACTACCTGCACCTACAGCAGGATGGAAAGCAAAGTTTATTGTTTCAGGCGCATTTTCAACTGATTTTGTTGTTCAATCACCAGCCGATAATAGAGATACTATTAATGGTGGAGTAATTGTCAACGGAGCGATTGTAGAAGCAGATGCAGTAGACAAAGTAACATTTGAGGACGGAGCAGAAAGCATAGGAGATTTCATCGAGATTCATTCAGATGGAACTAGCTATTTTGTTTTTGGAAACGGAAATGCTTCATCTTCTATAACAGTTGGAGAATTATAATAATTAAATAAATAAAAAAAGATATGGCTACTACTACTTCAATAACCACCAGTTACAGCGGAAGTTTCGCAGGTGATTACATCGCCGCCGCACTTCTGAGCGGTGTGACTCTATCACAAGGTGGAGTAACAATAAAACCTAATATTAAATTCAAAGAGGTCATTAAAAAACTATCTATGGATTCAATCTTGAAATCGGCTAGTTGCGACTTTGATCCGACAAGTAATGTAACGTTGAGTGAACGGATTTTGCAACCACTTGAATTTCAAGTTAATTTACAATTATGTAAAAAAGATTTTAGACAAGACTGGGAAGCTCAGTCTATGGGCTTTAGTCAATATGACAATTTGCCACCTAAGTTTTCAGACTTTTTGATAGCACAGGTTGCTGCGAAAGTTGCTGAAAAAGTAGAGCAAAACATCTGGCAGGGTGCAGTTGCAAACGATGGAGAATTTGATGGATTCCAAGCATTACTTGCTGCAGATTCAGACGTTGTCGATGTTTCTGGTACTACACTAACTGCTTCAAATATAGTTGCAGAAATTAGCAAAGTTGTCGATGCAATTCCTAGCGGAGTTTACAATAAGGAAGATTTAAAAATCTATATTCCAACAAGCGCTGCTAAGTTTTATATTCAAGCACAAGCAGCTTTAGGTTATAGAGAACTTTACAACGTTGGAAAAACTGAAATGAACTTCCAAGGCATACCATTGTTTACTGCACCAGGATTAGGAGCGAATAAAATGGTTGCAGCAGAATCAAGCAACCTTTTCTTCGGCACAGGTCTTTTAAATGACTGGCAAGAAGTTAAGCTTATTGATATGGCTGACATTGACGGAAGTCAAAACGTAAGAGTTGTTCTAAGAGGATCATCAGCTGTCCAGCACGGAATAGGTGCGGACATCGTATTGTACTCTTAATAATTGTTTAACATAAAAGGGTAGGTGGGTTTTGCCTACTTACCTTTTTTTTAAAAAAAATATATATGGCGTGTACACTTACAAAAGGACGTGAACTACCTTGTAAATCAGGTGTCGGTGGTATTAAGAGTATTACTTTTGCCGACTTCGGTACATTGGGTGCTTTGACTATTGCAAATGAAATGATTACTGATTTTGGCGGCTCACCTACTTTTATGAAATTTGATGTAAAAGGCAACTCTACTATGGATACTACAGTAACATCAAGTAGAGAAAACGGAACTACTTTTTATGAAACATCTGTAGTAATGAATTTGATTTTCCAAGAAGAAAAAACACAAGCAGAGATAAAATTATTAGCAGTTTCAAGACCTCATATAATTGTAGAGGACTACAACGGAAACTTTAGACTTGTTGGAAAAGACCACGGATGCGAATTAACGACTGGTACATTTTCTAATGGAGCAGCGATGGGAGACCTTTATGGGTATTCTTTGACATTTGTTTCCCAAGAAACAGAAGCACCTGACTTTATTACAACTGCAGCATACAACGCAGAAAGTCAAGGAACTCAAATAGACGTAAATTAAAATTAGTTTGTTCTTGTTATTGGAAAAGGGGGTTTTATACTCCCTTTTTTTTTGGTTTATTACAAAATCACTATATTATTTCGATATATTAATATGAAAGTATTAACAACGAGCAGTTCTGCACAGACGTTTGATGTCATACCGAGAACTTATGTAGCGAGTTATACAATGAAACTTAGAGATACAAGCAAGAATGATGAAGTATTCAGTTCTACTGTAAGTGCATCTGATAGTGGCAATTTTAAAAGGATATCTGCAACTATTAGTCCTGTACTTAAAGAGGGTAGATACTATGACCTTACTTTACTAAATGGAAGTGCAACAGTATATAGAGACAAAATATTCTGCACAGATCAGACAATAAATCAAAACAACAATAATTACTATGACATAAATTCTGGTCAATTTACCTTTGACGAAACAGCAGGGTCTCACGATAACGATTATATAATAGTATGAACGATTTACGAGTAATAAATTTAAGCAGTTACACAACCCCTAAAGTAACAGAACAAAAAAACAGAGAATGGATAGGGTACGGAGAAGACAATAACTATTTTAAGTATCTAATCGACAGATACAACGGAAGTCCTACCAACAATGCAATTATAAACGCTGTTTCTGCAATGATTTATGGAAAAGGATTAGATGCTACCGATTCAAATAAAAAGCCTGAACAGTACGCTAAAATGGTTTCTTTATTTAACAAAGACTGTACAAGAAAACTTTGTTATGATTTGAAACTTATGGGTCAATGTTCAATGCAAGTTATATATTCAAAGGATAGAAAAAGTATTGCACAAGTAGAACACTTTCCTGTAGAAACTTTACGAGCAGAAAAAGCAAATGACAAAGGAGACATAGAAGCTTATTATTATTTCTCAGACTGG